CACCATACCCTACACAAAAAATAACAAAACAATCTGTTGCAAAATGTTTTCATACGTTAAGAGATATAAACACAAACATATATTGCACCCCAAAAGAAAACATTGATAAACCAATAGTAGAAAAACATGAAGATTACACATATCCGTTTGATGAATATGGACAAGGTATTATTAATGCACCGGCAACATACAACGATATTAGTAATTATTATCATCAATTACTTAGGTTAAGCACACCAAGTAAAAGGGGTGAGGGTGTTGCAAACATTTGGACACAGGGTACAGCTCACGATATATGGCGATGTATCAAGGCATGTTGGGGTGGTATAAACAGAATGAAAGAAATTGAAGTAGACGGTAAAAAAATACGTGTGGGTGGTGAATTATCTGAGGATTCCTACCGTTCAACCTTTAGACTTGGTCATTTTATTGCAACACAGTTTAAACCTAACGTAGCAAAAACCGTTTACACTATGACAAAAGCTAAAACCGTTTTAGATACGAGTTGTGGTTGGGGTGATAGGTTAGCCGGTTTTTATACAAGTAAAGCTGAATCATACACAGGTTGCGACCCTAACCCTGAAACCTTTAAGAATTACATCAAACAAGTTATAGATTATGAAAGTTTTTTAGGTAACTTCAAACCTGATATTACAATAAAAGAAGATTACTTTTCATGTAATGGTGTTAAACAAGTAAAAATATATAGGTGTGGTGCTGAAAACTTGCCGTGGCATGATATAAAAAACATTGATTGTGTTTTTACAAGTCCACCTTATTTTTCAACCGAACACTATAACAAGGGTGGGTTACATGAAGAAGACCAAAGTTGGTTTAAGTTTGATACATCTGATAAATGGTTGAATGACTTTTTTTTACCTGTTAGCGAAAACTCTTTTAACTCTTTATCTGATAATGGACATTTACTTTTAAATATCATAGACCCAACTATAAAGGGTAAACGTTATAAAGTGTGTGATGTTTTAGTAGATACTTTATATAAATACTTTAATGGTACTATGGGAATGACTATGTCACAGAGACCGGATTCACGAACTGATGAACAAAGGGAAAACAGTAAAACAAAATTAAATAAAAAATTAGGTTTGTTTGATAGACAAAAACAATTAAAATCACATTATATAGAAAATATTTGGTGTTTTTCTAAGAATAAATATGATTACTTTAGTTTATATAAAGAAGAAAAAGATATACAAAAAGATTTGTTTTGAAAGCTGAACTGTTAAAACTTTTAACACCTAGTTCCCCAAGTTTAGAAACCACAGGGGTTAACCATAATGCAATAACCAGTGAAGATATAAACGTAATACTTGCATACAGTAAATTATCTGAATCTGAGTACCAACTTTTAATTGAAAAATACGTTAATGATTCAAATTATCCGGATAATGCCTTTTATAAAACGGTTTACGATAATACAAAAATAATCTTTTATAAGAATAAAAAGAAACCATATAAAACGAAATTTTCACCCTTTTTAAAATTAGCTATATTAGAAACTTTTATAGAAAAATGTTGGATTTGTAGGGGTACAGGTGTATTAATAACCCTAAATTCTATTCATAATTGTCCACATTGTGAAAATGGTACGTTTATTTATACTGATAAAGTACGGGTTAAACTACTTAAAATAGATAAAAAAATATATAACACCTATAAAAAGAATTATATTGATGTATTGGGGTATTTAAAGGATATTGAACTATCTGCCCTAAATAAGATAAACAACCTATAAAAAACCCCAAAAGGGTCACTTTTGGGGTAGTAGGAGGTTATTTACTCAGAAAGTAAAAACACCTTATTATATCCTATTTTTTATCTTTTTTGTGTATTGTTTCACCATAAATATATATATTTGGGTGTTTTTTGTACTTGTTCAACTCACGTTTATATAAATATAAACCCACAATTAAACCAACCAAACAAATAAAACCCAACCCCAAAAATACATAAATACCCAAATCTGTGTAATTCATAGTATCTCCGGTTATATTAGTTATCTTTTACTATTTCTTTTGTTTTAACGTTAAATAGTTTTTCCTTTACAACCTCACCGTCCACCGTGTAAACAAATTTATAGTGTAATGTATCATTAATAAACATTTCTATTTTTTGCATTTCTGTTGTACAGAATGGGTGAGAGTTTGCACTACTTGTACCCACAAATATACGTTGTGTGGTGTAACTATTACTACCGTATGATTTATTACCGTTTTTATAATCCGGTGAATATGTATCATACCACATTTTATACTGCCTCATTTTATCCTCCTAACTGTTAATTGATTTTCCTTTATCATTACGTTCAAGTCATTTTTGGATATTCCGTAATATGTAAAAGGGTTTACTGTTTTTTTATTGGTTTCATCAAAAAAAGGGTCTGTTATGAATTCCCCACCATGATTAAACCCAACAAAACCGTCTTCTGTGTATTCAAGTAATATCATAATACACCCACAATATTAGATAATATTAGGGTGAATATACCCACACCCATTAATAATATTAATATTTCCAACATGGGTACAACTACCCATATAACCATTAATTCTATCGGTTTACCGATAAATTCAAGTATTTTGTAAAAGTATGTAGTCATTTTTATAACCTCCTAAGTTATTTCCTTTTGTTATTGTTTCTAATTGTTCCAACGTAATACCGTAATATTCACACGGTTTAACGGGAAATCTTGCACATTCTGATAAATACGGGTTAGTTATCAAAGTTTGACAATCTGATTTAATAAAATAATATTGTAACTTATCTTTACCCGTACTAGGGTTATATACTTTTTCCCTATATAAAAATGGAATTTCTTTCATCATTTCACCCTTGTTATTGTTTGTAGATTATTCTTTTCCTTATAAAAATAAGTTTCCCCAAGTTTCAACCGTGCAACGTTATCAACAAATATTTTGTTGTAACCTGTATCATGGTTAAAACTCATTATATATACAGGTTTTTCCGGTATGGGGTTATTTGTACCCACACAGTAACAAACCGTGAACAATCTTTCAGTTTCTTCAATGTGTTTAGTCATTATTTTCACCTAATATACCGTTGTATTGTATTTTGTGGTACATTCTAAAAGTACCCAACATGTCATTATCTACATTAAAATCACCACACATTTGTGCAATCGTGTACAGTTCACCTAATGTAAAATCATTGAAGTATGCAACAGGGTAAAATTTCTTATCATACATTTCATAATATTCTAATGTACCGTTAACTACCCTGTACTTTGAGTGATATCTAAAATCCCTTTCTTTGTCACCTAATGTTAAAACTTTTGTTTTTTCATCAAATTTTATCATTTCTTTCATAATATCCTCCTACAGATATATATTGTTATTTATCCAACCATACACCACGTATGTTTGAACAATCACCACAACTACCCAATTCCGGTATATATTCAAAAAACCTAGATTTCCTAAATTTAGCTAATGCATTAGTTTGACTTGTTGCATTGTAAAATCTAACGTATAAAGAATATCCGTGAAAAGAATTCCTGTGGTTATCTTTCCTGATATAGCTTATTCCATATCTATTTGTATTATTCTTATTCATACCAATATATTACTGAATAAATCCTATTGTGTCAAATAAATTAATTTATTAATATACTATATTATTATATATATACAATAAAAACCACTATTGTTAATTTCCCGTAAAAACCTTGTAAACACGTACTTATTACCTAGTAAACGTATATATACTATATACAGTATGATTATATAATTTACTTGATATTGGGGGTTGTAGGTTTAAAATAAACGTTCATAGTCACACACCCACACGTTAAAATAAAATTCAAACCATGCAAAAAAAACTTGTACATTTCAATTATAATGTGTTATATTCAGGTGGTATTTTAGATAACAGATTAAATACACTAACCCTAAGCGGAACAGGTAAGGTGGATACCTTTACTAACAACCCTTAGGGTTTTTTATTTCCCATTTAATTAATATTATAATTTACTAATATACCCCCTAACCCCCCTTGTCACCTGTTGTATTCGAAGTCGTCTACTTCACACACCGGGCTGTAATTTCAAACCTGTATTTTTCATTCTAGGTACATTACACACACCCATTCTAAGGGCGAGAAATACGTTATAATCGGGTTTTTCGGTTTCGGCGGTATAAATCCCTTGTAAAAAAATTTTTAAAAACTTATAATTGCAAGTAACCCCCCCTGCTTTACATTAAAAATGAATAAAAAAGAAAGAATTGAACAAATCCTCTTAACACTAAAAAAACGGACTGAGGAAAATAAACTGAATTACTACACACCTTACGGATTTCAAAAAAACTTTCACGAAACCGGTGAGGTTGCTAACCAAAGACTACTTATGGCGGCTAACAGGGTTGGTAAATCCTACGTGGGTGGCATGGAAATGGCAATTCACAGTACGGGATTGTATCCCGATTGGTGGAAAGGTAGAAAGTTTGACAAACCTATCAGGGGTTGGGTATGTGGTGCAAGTAATGAAACCACAAGGGATATTTGTCAAAAAGAATTATTTGGTCAACCCGATAACCCAAAAGATAAAGGGAAAGGTAGTATACCGAAACATTTGATAGGTGAAACTACCCGTAAACCCGGCGTTCCCAATGCTTTTTCTAGTGTCATGGTCAAACACGTTAGTGGTGATTGGTCACGTATCGGTTTCAAAGCATACGAAATGGGTGCTGAAAAATTTATGGGTGAATCTGTTGATTTGATATGGTTAGATGAGGAGCCACCACAAGATATCTATTCACAGTGTATTACACGTACATTGGATAGGAATGGCATGGTGTACCTTACATTTACCCCTGAATCCGGTATGACTGAAGTGGTACAAAACTTTACAAGTGATTTGAAACCTAAACAAGCATTGATAACAGCTAGTTGGGCAGATGCTGAACACTTGACTGATTCTATGAAAGAACAGATATTACAGGCATTACCACCCCACGAAAGGGAACTAAGGAGTAAGGGGATACCAATGATTGGTAGTGGTTTAGTTTTCCCTGTAGATGAAG